TCTAGTTGCACCTTTTTGCGAAACAAATCGGTCCAGCGTTTTGCGTTTAAATCGTGCTGCTTCTTTAACTCGTCCCAATCGCGACCGGCATAGTGTCTTCGCGAGATTCCTCCAATGAAATCCGCCAAGACACCATCCATGTCGCAGTATATTTTATAATCAGGTTTTTTCATCTCGATTGTATAAAGTTAACTTATTTTTCTTCTCTCGCCAATTTTCGCGCTGCCATCTTTATACCTTTTTCGCGCTTCTCTCCCGTGACTCCCGCTCGCTTGAATTTTTCCCAATTACGTTTTGTACCTCTCACAAAAGCATTTTCCTGATCTGCGGCGGCCGCCGTTCCGGATGCATGAGCCTTAGGAATATAGCTAGCCAGAGTGGATTTAGAAATTTCTTTAAGGTTTCCCTTTGCTTCTTTCAACACAGTTTCTTTGTCCTTTTCGACAAGAATGGCATCAATCCTTTCTTCCAGCATAATTCTTTTTGTAGGAGAAAGCTGCTGCACAGACGCAAGTCCCATGTCTGCAAGAAGCTGCTCTTTGATAGTGCGTCGAGCCTCGTTGGTCTTGCGAACCTTTTCGATGGCCTCAAACATAAATTCGTGGTCCTTGACAGTCATTTTCTGCGTCCTTCCTTTATCTTGTTGCAGTTAATGTATTTAGCGTAGGCTCAGTGTCAATCAAATCTTTTCTTCCAGAAATTTTGATTTTCTCTTCTTTCCGAGTCATCTTTTTCTTTTTAGGCGTCTTTTCTTTTAGCAGATGCCCTTTTGGTTCTAACTCTTCTTCTTTATTTGCATACTTCTTCATATCATTTTTGAATTGCTGCTTTGTCGCCCGATTAATTCCAGCAAATCTTTTGTTGCCTGTTCTGAAGTCTCCACGCGCATCCGCTTCTTTTGCTGACTTGGCGGCGGCCTTCTTGTATCTCGCTAAAGTTTCATTGTCATATCCCTCGCTCACTACCAGCTCTTCGCTCACTACCAGCTCTTCTTTATGAATACGAGTACGAGGTTCATGAACATGATCGATTCTTGTTACTCTAAAATTATTGTGACCTAGATAGTTTGCCAGATGCTGAACCGCTACGTCATTTGATGGAGCAACAACATGCGCGTTCATTCTTTTTGCTGATCTGAGTGCTTTTCCTGAACTGGAAGTAAGTTCATATTGAACGTGATGAGTGTGTCGAGTATGTCCAATTACAGGAGTCCGACCGCCAAATAACCAGCCTTCTTGGATATTATTGTCGCCTTGTTTGAGAACCTGAAGGTCTTCTTCTTTTTCTTTCTTTGCGCCGTAATATGCTCCTAGAGCACGACGAATTCTTTGCTTTTTGGTGTCTCCAGAAAAAGTCTTGCTCTTTGACTTAATAAAATCTCGGATATAGTCTGATGCAGATGCTTTTTTGGGATCGAGTACTTCATTTTTTAGTGATGCTGGTTCGACATCATCATCATTTGTTACGGTCTCACCAATAGCAGCCATTCTTTTTCGGAGAAGTTCCGCATTTGCAGAAGAAGGATCGATCGGTCCAGAAAGATCCGACATATCATGATAGTATGACTCATTCAACAATTTAGACTTGATTTCTCCGTAGTTGGGAGCGCCTTCCATAAGGTTGGATTCTTTGTACACATGACCGTGCTTGACATATGCAACGACGTGATGCTGATTTCTTCCTTTTCCTTCAGCATACATGTGAGCGGATATTCCAGTATTTTCGTTTCGCAACTGACCTACCGCTTTGTAACCTTGCGATACCATGCTTTCATGATACGACGTTAATTTTTCGCCTGCGATTTCTTCAGTCAAAATTAACTCTCTTATTTTTGTAATGTCCATTTTTATATTGTCCTATAGTAGATCATCTGTATTTTCTAGAATTAGTAGATCGCCGTCGGTGCTCTCGCTAATTAGTTTTCTCTTTTTTCTATTTATTTCTTTGAGAATTTTCTTGAGATTTTTCTTGCGTGGCAAAGATGAAGCTTTGTCGGCTTCTCCCAGTCTAGGCGACAAATAACCTTTGGCGGCTGGTGTTCCTGACGGAGTTGTAAGTGCCATTGTTGTATCAAAGTCTCTCGCAAACGTATCTGCCTTTGCTTCAGTGGGGACTGATGTCCATTCTTTACGTTTAGAAGATGCGGTCCAGTTTGCGGAGATTGGCTCGTTAACTGTCCAATCCTCTTTCTTGACGCGATCTGGTGCCCGTGCCGCAGGCTGATGTCCTAGAGTGGCAGTATCTGATGTGCGCGCAATATGTCGGACGACTCCTCCATAAGAATTTCTGTTTGTAACAATAGCCGCACCTCGATTGTGAAGGAACGAATCCTCAAATAATTCATCAATGGATTCTCTCTTCATTTTTTTCATTTCCAGTTCCGATTTAATCCAATTGCGCGCTTCTGGACGCGAAGGTGGCGTATTGATAAACGCTCTGATTTTTTTGCTCATTTGCGAGAATCCTTTTTCAATGGAAGCTTTTACTTCACGCGCCACATATCTAAGGTCTTCGGAATTGTCAACACTGACAAACTTGTCTGGTCCAAACATGATCGCAAAATGCTTGCTCGCTTCTTGCGCACCTTTCCACTTTTCACTTCGAATATTTTCAGGAACGGTGCGGCCGCCCATTTGCCCACGCTCAATATTTCTTTGTCGCGATACCTCGTCTGACGTATTTACAAAGACCATCATTGTATCGTAGCCAAGACTTTCCAATTCTTTTTTCTTGTATAAAATTTTGTTTACTTCGTCGGCAACGCCATTAACAATAATTCCAAGTCTTCCTGCTATGACAAGTCGCTTTTTTTCTTGTTCCAGATTTTTGGCACGACCTCTAACAAGATCGCGTTGAGGTGCTTCATGAGAAGGCATTTTTAGATCCAGTTTGTGCTTTGTCATCAGATGCGACAAGAAAGGATCGGACGACACCTCAACCAGTCCAAAGCCAGAAATAATCTTTCCCAGCACGAAATCTTTTCCAGATCCAGGTCCGCCAGCAAGGAACACAGCCTTGAATATGGCGGGATCATAAACTCCTTCGGAAAGAGTTTTATCTTCTTTTAGCTGCATTCCTCGTCTTACGTCATCGTACATTTCGCGAGCATGTTTATCGGAAACATGTGCGGGAATTCCTTTGCGAAACTCACTAAAATTTCCAGCTTTGGCATGAGCGCGCATTTTGGATGCTGACATTCCCTCGGCACCCTCTGCATCAGGATCTCTCTCACCAGCAGAATGCATGGTTACTTTTTTAAAGGTAAATTCTCCAGACTTTCCATTATATCTATCGATCAGTGTCTTATATTCAGGAAGACGATCACTTCCCGCCACAAAGTGCAAGTGTGTCACTCCAGCGGAGTACAATTTTCGAAGATGATGAAATAGCGTTGGCTCGTTTCGTGACGCGACCGAAAGGTTTGTATTTGGAAAGAATCGTCGTGCATGTTTTAGTTTTTGAGCGGAAGAAAGAGGATTTTTCTGTGAGTCGCGAGAACCAGAAAGAACAACGGAATGACTTCCTTTAACCTTGCTTGCTATTTCTTTCACTCTGTCAATTAGTTTTCCGTGGCCGGTTGTGGGCGGATTAAGACGACCAAACGCAAAGACGTGATGCCGGTCACCAGTTTTTGCTGCGGACTCGTCTAAGACGATCCGAAAATCTTTAAATTTGCCCATTCTTCCCTCTACAGGATGAAATATGTGTAATAACAGAATATTTAGTAAACTATTTGTCCCAATCTTTTGCGACGTTGAAATTGAGATGGCTAAATTCCAACCGATTGACCAGCTTTATGGCGGAAGTTCCTAATCGATCGGATGCGACAAACCCCTCTGGTTTTGTTACTTGATAACCGTTGGTTGTTTTGACAAATGTTCCTATGTCTCGTATTTGCTCAAACTTGCGTACAAAAATCAGCTTGAGTGTCGTAATTTCCTGATAAATTTTATATACGGTGGTTAGTGTGTTTATTGTATTTCTATTTCTCCAAAAAGACATGATACTGTTTTTTTCAAGAAGTCGTTTCTTTTTTGTATCGTCGCGCTTTGCGTCTAGAATGTTCTGGTTTAACTTGGAATCCATATGAACGATGAACCCCTGAATATGTTGTGGAATATTTTGTATTCCTCGACCCTCAATAATCGTTCTGTTGTTCCATGCCATGATTGGAATTCTTAAAAACTCATTTTCGGCTATTCGATTGACGACCTTTGCATCAACCTGTCGAATCAGACCCTCAATCAATCTTATCCGCGCTCGAACGTCTTTTGTCTCGCTTTCCGTAAACGTTGCAACTCCGGATGCATCAATAAACTGGGCATCTCGGAACCACACATTTTTGGATGGCTTTAGATTTGAGATATCCACACCAAAGTATGCCTTTAGATCGTCAAAGGTTGTTCCTTTATATGTGGTGTGAAACACGACGCCCAATTGAGAATTTAGTATTTTTCTTGCAAGATCGGAATCTTGCGGAATTGCGTATGTAATTGTGTTTGGTCTGAATGTGATATATCTCTCTCCGTCAATCGTCTCAAATTTCAATTCATTTTTGGACGTGTACATAAGATCGCCCTGAAGAACGTTTTTAATTCCAAGTTCAGGAAGATACCTTAGAGCGGTCTTGATCTTTAGGTTTAACTCTCCGCCTCCTGGATAGAAGCGATCCACGTCAGCATCGGTGTAGCAGATTTTAGGTTCTCTTGTGCCAAAGACGGCTTTTAGGCCGACAAAGAATTTTTTATTGTCTGGATTCACTCCACAAAAAATAGCAGGCGCGCCATCAAATTTGGTTGTGAGACCAGAACGAGGAACCGAAGAAGAAGATTTTCCCGAAAGCATATTTGCCAATGAGTTGAAAAAACTTATGGATCGTTTAAGTCCTGGCGCGCCTTCTAGAAAGACCAGTTCCTCCACGTGTTCAAGATGCAAATTTTTTCCGCTTTTGCCTTTGGCTTCCGTCAGAAAATATTCAGTAAATTTTAGCATATACAACCTTTGTATTTGATACTATTTATAAAAAAGCTCCCGAAAAACGGGAGCCTTTGTCTCAGACCAAAATTATTTCCTTATATTTATCAGGCTCATCGGTTGAATATACTACTTTTTTTATTCCAAAAGACACAATTGCCGACATGCAACCCTCGCAGGGCTTTGCAAGACCGTCGATCCAGTCTCGTCGGTTCAATGAACTTTTTCTTTTTACCCTGTGTATGAGAAGCGTTGATCCTTTTAACGCCTCTTTATCAAGATGGTTGAGGGCATTTGCAATCGCGGCAATTTCGGCGTGTAGAAAAAGTGACTCTTCGTTTTTTCCAAACTTTCCCTGAAGTGGATGAGTTCTCATCTCATTTAGGCCTATGGAAATAAGAGTTTTCTTATTGACAAGAGCCGCAGCAAGCTTAAAACGCTTACGGACGCCCTCATTGTCAATGGCAAGGCGCCGCAGCAATTTCATCGTTCGCAGATCGCGCTTTTTCATTAGTCTCAGCGCATAACATTCCGAAACAGTGCGTACGTCTGGGAATACAGAATCACCATGTCGGCAAGAACACACATCACTATTGCATCATTAAAAATGTTCATTTTTGCAGTTTTCCTTTTCTCAAAGTATCATCGCGCAATACTTTTGGTAAACAAATTCGTCACTCCTTAAGCTTGATCATTTCAATCAGGCCCTCTTCGGTCAGGGTCCGATCATCAGTCATCGTATAAACGGCAGTATAGTCCTGCCGCTCGCCTTCAGGAAGCAACGTCCAGGTTTCGGACTTGGTAGCAATGCCATCGATGAACTGGCCATCGTTCACGTGAACGACAGAGGCGGTCCAACGACCATCCTCGCCCCTTGCCAGGACGATGGGCGCTTCCCATTCGTCGCGAACGACCTGATCGTCGCCGACAATATGCGTCGAAGAAATATACTCCTCGGCCATCTCATTCGAGTATTCGATGAGATTACGGAGTTCCTCGCGCTCGCCGCGCGAGAGTGCCGCCGTGTTTGGAATGACGTACACGTCACCGCCCTTGAATTTCCAATGCGGCGAACCAGGCTCACCGTAGTTCTCGCGGTACTGAGTGTTAATGACTACTTTCATAACAAAATCCTTTCTCAATTAGCCCAGATAGAGAACCTTCTGCATCGTAACGGAATCTACTTCCAGGCAGCCAAATTTCCAAAGGCCATAATCTCCAGGCGTTCCGCCCTTTAGCCGCTCATACAGGCCTAGGGTTTCCTTCTTGGAAATCTTCACCCAGGTCTCGACCAAACCGAATCGAATTTGGGTATAGACCACATCGGCCTCCTTGATAGCCTGCAAAAGGCTAGCCAGGTGCAGAACGTACTGTTTCGAATCAGCGGCGGTAGTCATTGAAAATCCTCTCTCAAATTACGCATGATTGTCTCATAATCACGGAACAAATACAACAAAAATCCGCGCAACAATATTGCTTTGTTTTGGTTAACTTGGCAACATTTCCATCAGATATCAAGTTCCGTGTAGACCGAGAAGTCCGCGTCTGGATCGATTTCCATCAGTTCATACGTATCTTCGTCGGCGTCGAGTTCCTCAAGAGGCTCGGCCGGCTTCTCATTCATTAATTGCTCAATCTTCCACAGGCGATACTCTTCCTGCGCTTCTTGATTGGCCAACCATTCTTGATACTGTGCATCCAGAACGGCCATGCGGTTTGCAAGTTCCAAATCTTCTGTCTTGTTCATGAATACCTCACATGCTTTTTAATGTTCCACTTTTCAATTGTAAAAAACGTACCGCGCTCAGGAATAACAAACTCATCAACAACAACATACGCGACGGTACCTTTGACAAGAGCCAGACGTGTCTCATCGCCTTGAGGGCCGACAAAGACAAGATGGGAAAAATACACATTGCGTCCAGTATTGGGATCAGGCGCAAAGACCGCATCGGGATTTAAGGCATAATCGAACGTCTTGCCGTGTTTCTTCTCTACAAAGGAACCAACGACGCCCTGCGGATTGGGTGAACGAGCCATGTGTTTTATGCAGCCTCTCGTTTGTCAGTGTTAAGAACAGGTTTCAACTTCATGATCAGCTTGCGCTCAAAAACATGAGCGTCGGACTTACCGCGGACAGTCTTGACGACAGAAACGGTAAAAGAGTCAGCGCCGTACTTGCGAATGGCTTTGCACAGGGCCCACTTTTTGCCAGTCTCGCGTTTGGCGCGCGACACATGCTTCTGAAAGCGACGGACAGCGGAACGCTTTTCGGTACGCTCAAAGACCGTCAGACCGATATAGGACAGACCAGCGACCTCTAGCTTGTAGATCACATGGCGTCGATCGGAGCGACGCTTCTTGCGACGGGGTTTTGTCTGTCTCGAAATCATGTCTAATTATCGCATGGACACGGAAGACATGCAAGAAAAATCCGCACAACATTCTTGCGAAGATTTGGTTAATACGGTAATATTGTTACCTTACGGAAAATCATGTGTCAAAAATATCACATATCCAAACCCCAGAGAAACCGTTGGTTAATGAGACTGAGAATGGTTCTTAACTGGCTCGTTGGTTAATGAGACTGAGAATGGTTCTTAACTGGCTACCAGGGATCGCCGGAAAATTTTAGGGACGATGCCAGCTTTTCTGATTCGAATTTTGCTCTCATTTTTAATATTTTTTGAGGACCCGCATAAAGACCAATACTATCATTTCCAA